ACGTTGCCTGTGGCGCTGGCTCCGGCAGTGGTAAACACCATGACATTTGAGATTCCGTTGACTGAAACAGACACATTGCCATTGATATCACCTATTCTTACATTGCTGGTACCATTGACCAAAGATGAAATTGACACATTGCCTATTTCGCTGACCTGCGCCCAAATTACACTGGATCCATCGTAGTTGGCAAAACAATAATAAAAATAACTTTGATCCTGGGCTATCATGCCAGCAAAGTCACCGGTCTTACCTATCAACGAAGCCGGCACACTGGTTTGAAAAAACTCAAAAAGATTGTTTACGTTTGTATTGGTTTTTTGGAAAGCCGTGCGTATAGGATCTCCTAACCCGTCATTTGGGGCAGGGCCTACATTGATTGATAATGGAGTTGGAGTTGACATCGATTGGGATCCTCTGGAGTATTTACCAGAAAACCCAAAGCCAACTTGCTAGTTAAATGCTGAAACTAGAGCCGCAGCCGCAGGTACTTACAGCGTTGGGATTTTTGATCACAAAGTTTGCGCCCATTGTGTCTTCTACATAATCAACCTGGGCATCCTGCAAATACTGTAGGCTGATTGAGTCAACCAAGACCTGGACTCCGTCGAAATTCCAGTCAAAATCGTCGTCGTTTTTGACTTCATCAAAGGTAAAACCGTATTGAAAACCCGAACATCCACCGCCCTGCACAAACACACGTAGTTTGAGTTGGGGGTTATTTTCTTCTGCAATCATTTCCTGCAGTTTGGAGATGGCTGCTGTGCCCAGCATCATAGGCGTTGGTTACACACTTCCCAGTCAATGATCCGCCAAATATTATCTAGGTACTTTTCTTTGTCCCATTGGTAGTCTAACGCCCATGAATGCTCCCACCAGTCCACTAGGCAGCAGATATCGGTGCGCACAGCATGGTTGCGTATGATCTTGATGTCACCGAAGGTGCTGACATACACCAAACCCGACCCTTGTATGGTCATTGCGGTTTTTTTGAATTCTTCTTTAAAATCTTCGTAGGTCTTGAAGTTGCTCTCAATCAGCTCTAACACAGCTCACTTGGGACGATTAGCACCTTTGGGTTCCTTGAGCTGTGGAAAGAACTTGTTGTGCAAGAAGCTGCCTGCACGATTAAAGTCAGCATCGCCCTCGCCCGCATTGTAGCGTTTGGCATAGCCCTTGGCTAGATGTTCGTAGTGATAGTCTATGGTGGCTTCGCTCATCACAGGTTCCAAGTCCTTGCGACCATAGGGCAAAGGAGTGGTCTCCAACTTGGCTGGGCGGGTAGAAGCTTCTACTAGGTTGATGGTTTCGCGTATGTCCATAATGATATTTATTGTAAGAAGCTTCGCGCTAGTTCTAATTCGGGTATATAATCCTGCAATTTGGTTCCCCGCGCTCGATCCAACTGATCATTGTAATCAAAAAAGTTTTTGAGCATTTGTAGATCGCATTTGGGATTATTGCTGTAGTGATCAATAAGGCTGTCTATGGCAGTTTTACAACTTTTACCATTGGAATGATACACCGACGTTTGTTGGCACCTGCGCATACTGTCTAGCACCAGTTCGTGCAAGGGATGATTGTAAGCAGATTGCCAAGGCAGATAGTTGACCTGCATGTAAATTGCAGCAAACGGAAATTCGCGATCAAGAAACTCCAGCAGTTTATGCAAGTTGGTCACATTGTAAATGCCAGGCACTGTGTTGATGTTTACGGAATAGCCCAAACTCTGCATACGATGTGCGTTGTCAATCACACGCTGCCATTGGCTACCAGAACGCCAGTAATCATTCACAGGACCATAGCCGTCGATACTGAAACTGAAGTTGACATTGCTAAAGTGTTTCAGCAGATCTAGAAAATCCTGCGAAATCTTGACCCCATTGGTGCACATGGTCAAGAAAAAATCCGTACGTTGCCGATCTATGCAGCGTTGCATAAAATCGCGTACTTCAGACATGATAGTGGGTTCACCGCCCTGAAAATACACACTGCTATTGGCAGTCAACGTATCAATGTCGATAATATCAATAGGATAGGTTCCTGGTTCCCACTGCAAGTGACCGGGAGGAACAATATTGAATTTTTTTAATTCACGACCAATGGGTGCGCTAAATCCGGGTTGGCAACCTCTACACTTGATATTGCAGTTGTTGCCTGTACTGACTTCATAAAAGTGTGGGTGCTTTAATCTGCCTAGGGCTTCAACATTTTGTATTTGCAGCGCAGTGATCCAATCAATTGTTTCAAACTGACGATAGCTTTCCATGCCCTTGTTTTCATAGTTATAACACACAGCGCAATGTTCGGGCAATTTTTCTCCGCGCAGCATTGATTGACGTATTTGACCAAAATTGGGATCGGTTTGCCAGTCCTGTAGCTGATGGGTATTGGTCACACTGCTTCGGTCTCGTGCACACAATTTGAGACGATCACCGTCATTGTTGAGATTGATCCAAGGGTAAATGCAAATACTGGAGTTTTTGTTAAAAACTAAATCAATCCAGTAGAGAATATGTTGCACGTTGGCATTATCCCGAAACACTGTGTGCTTGCCCAATTCTTCCAACTTGACCATGAGCTTGCAAGTGGCCTGCATACACTTCCAATGGCTCCACTGATTTTGGGGTTGATCCAACATCACAATGGTATCAAAGTGAGTGGCTAACTCAATTAAGCCGCCCCAGGGTATGTCAGTCACAGTGGTGTGGTAGAATCCAGGTTGCGCCGGCTGGAATTCGGCTTGAGTTATCAGACCATGATTCACACTAGCGTGTTGTTGGGCCAGTTGTGTTACTGCTTGATCTGTAGATTCATCATTGTTGCCAAGAAACAATATACAGGAGCCAGGATCAATTTGATCAAGATGCATGGTCAGTTTCGGCGTGTGATGCGGCCCTTGGTCAAGTCGTAGGCCGAAAACTCAATGTCCACGGAATCTCCCAACAGGATCTTGATGTTGTTCATGCGCATCTTGCCTGAGATCACGCCCATCACAGGTCGTTCTATGCCTTCTATCTGCACACGGAACATGGCATTGGGCAATACATCTATAACGGTTCCGTTCATTTTGAGTGTTTCTTCTTTGGCCAAGTTATACCTTATTTTTACAATTTTCAAAATGCCATCTTTTCATCGCAGTTAATTGACCGTCTTTTAAACAATGAGGACATTTCGTGGTTTTTAAAAAATGATGTGATCCGTTGGCAAATCTTTTTTTATTATTTTCAGCAGTTGCTAATTTGTGTTTTTCTGTTTGCCACAAATGTTTTCCGTTTTTAATTCTTTCAATTGACGGATTTTTATTTCCTATCCATTGATGTATTCCTTGGGCCACTCGTTTGAGTTGATTTTTTCGAGGAATATCGCCGCCGATAAAATTATGCGTGCCATTTAAAATTCTGTTTTGATTGGCTATTTTTGCTTCATCAGATGTCCAACCATTACTACCTAATCCTCTATTCATACATAGAGGATCGTTGAAATTTTCAGCTATAAATTTTTCTTCAGATTCCTTAAGTTTGACAATTGTTTCAACAAAACATATGATTTTTTTAGTTAGGATAGATTTGTCTTTAATCCCAGTTACCCAAACTCCGGATCCCAAATAGTTGTCATTTAAGTTCCTGGTTGTATGCCTGCCAATATAATATCTTCCGTTTGGATGAGTAATTTTATAGATATAATGATAGAGCATACAAATATTTATTATCTACGCATTTTGCTGATATCAATTGCTTCTTGTTTAGATATCACTGGTATAGCGTTGCTTTTATGAAGGGTTGATATACCAATTATTGTAGTACCAGTGTAGACCTTGGCCTCAGGACGAGTGCAGGGCTGCATGGTGGTTTCCACACTTTGGACATCACGCCACTCCATGGCACGATAGTTCAAGGCAGGTGGCTGATAGGGCCGGAATTCTCGGCGCCGTTCGGGTGGGGGTGCGCCAACCTCCTGTCGGAACTGCTGCCATTTTTCTGCATTCTGTCTAGCAGTTTGCGCAGACTCGGCGTTGCGAAACTTGCGTGGGCCTTTTTTCTTGCCTGTGGTACTAAGCCACGGGCCAACAAGATGCATGGTCATTTAGATTTCCTCAAGATTGTTGGTCACAAGATTGTGCTGCTGTAGAAATTCGCGTGGTACGCACATCATGTTCTGATAGTCCATGATGAGAAATGCATAGTTGTCAAGATAGCTCAGGGCAGATTTGATCTTGAACTGTCCTTCAAAGTCATCGTTCTTGAAATACTCTACCCACACACAGGGACGATGTTGAGTCAGGGTGTCACGAGCACCAGCCAAGGCTTCAAGCTCGTAGCCTTCCACATCCAATTTCAAGAAATCCAGTCTGGGCAAATTCATGGAATCAATGGTCACAATGTCCACAGTGTTGGTACTATAATAACATTTTGGGATTTTTGTGTCAACCGGTTCCAGATTCACTGTGCCATAGTCGCCCTGGGCACCATAATCTACTTGGGGCATTTGGGCCTGCACAGCCCGATCACCCAAGCCCAAATTATGTACCCAACAATTTGACAGGTCGTTGAGCACAATGGTACCCGCCAAGGCATAAAACAGCTCACGCTGGGGTTCAAATGCTATCACACGCGAGCCACGGTCTTTGACTCTCTGTGCCACGGGTATGGCAAAGAATCCAATGTTGGCACCACCATCCACAATGATGGCATTATCAGGCAAGAGATCCACAATCACAAAGATGTTTTCAAGCTCGGTTTCAATGTGAGTGCGCCCGGTCTTGATCAGGGCTTCGGCTTGAAAATCACAGTGGCGGGCCACCACAAACTTGCCATAGACCGATTCCACCACTGTGAAGTTGTTGACCTTCATTGATTCCTGTTAGCGGAACAGCACCAAGGCCATGAGCACACTTTGAATCATAAAGCCCACGCCTATTGTGATGATGTTGAGGCTGTCACGCAGGACCACAGCTCGCCCAAACAGCAAGATCAAGCCTGCCCAGGCAAACAACACCACATCCAGATTGGGTGTGTTAGAACTTAATCCAGTGATCAAGGCCAACAAACTGGGTATGGTAGCACAGTGTATCACAATGGCTGCCAACCAGCCCAGGGCATCGGCTGAAATCTTGCTCACACGGTTTTCTACGAAATCTCTAACTCGT